CGGTGTTCGTCTTTCTTGCGTTTGAGCTGGCCAGCTAAATTGGGAAACCATTGCTGCGCCAGCCTACGTGCGGCGTCCTTGTCGCGCGGCAGGTTGAGCGAACGCTTCCAGTTGTTAGGCGTCACCAGCGTATATGGCGAGCGCGATAGCGCGCACGTCGTCACGATCTGACCGAAACCGTATCCAAGTTTAAATGTCGATGACACGCCCTGCTTTGGCATTGCCTGTTGTTTCTCAATGTAAATGTGATCCACGCGATCAATCGACGTTAATATGTCCATCAGCGCCACCACGTCGACGCCGCCCTCATCGTATGTTGGCAAGTCGTGAACCTCTGCCCAATCGTCGCCGACGATGGCAACGCCGCCTGTACGGTATCCGCAATCAACTCCGATGATCATCAGACACCTCAAAGCCTTGTCTCTGCAAGTACTCCTTCACAGCGTCTTCGACTATCTTTGACATGGATAGCCGTGTCATAGCGCTGTAATTGTGCAGCGCGTCGTACACATGCTCGCGAATGCGTGGGCCAATTTGTTTGAGTTTGTACATAAAATCCTCCGTCTTTCACACTTTGTTAACATTGAAGTCATTATGGTGCAAGTGGGTTGCATGTGTTATGTTGGTAAAAAGTTTCTTGAGGTTAGACATGCTGGATATGATTGAGCCTATTCTGCGTTGGCTTGTGGCGCCCTTAGTGGCGTTTGTGTGGCTTATGCATACACGTTTAAATAAGCACGATACGGAGATTGCTGTGTTGAAATCTAAGTATGAGGCGGACAAAACCGCGCACGACCGCGAGATGAAAGAGATGAAAGAAACCATCAAAGCCATCTTCCAGAAACTGGATAACATCGAACAAGCATTGAGAAAGTAATGCTGTGGGTGTTGATCCACGTTACATTGACGTGGGTCAGTATGCCAGCAGGGCCAGTGCCCGTGATTGTCTGCGTTTATTCTTCACCAGAAATAGAGTATAATTTAACAAAATATCAGCCGCTGTGGGAGCCGTGTGCGGAGTATAGGAATGTCTGACTATGGCCATACTGGAATCCATTGCCGCCGCGAACGCAGCGTATTCTGTGATTCGCACCGCTCTCTCTAACGGAAAAGAAACTGCAAACCTCATGAGCTCGATCGGCAAATTTTTATCTGCCGAGGAAGACATCAAGTCCGCCGTTGAGCGTAAGAAGAAAAGCCCGCTGACCGCAATTACTGGCGGTGAGGAAGGCGACTGGGAAGAGTTTCAGGCACTTGAAGACATCCGCCAGAAGCGCGCCGAGCTCGAGAGCTGGTGCCGGCTCTACGCTCCGAGCGGCACTTGGGACAGGTGGGTGTCCTATGAGGCCAAGGTGCGCACGCAGCGCGCTGAAGCGAAGAAGGCGGCAGCCGCTGCGCGCGAGAAACGCAATGAGCAGATCGCCACGGCCGCCGGCATCTTCATTGCGTTCTGCGCCTGCATCGCCGGCCTGTATTATCTTGGCCAATATATGGGTAAGTGGTGATGTGGATTCTTGTGTGGCTCAGCTTTATCGACGGCCGGCTCGAATACTTTCAGCTTGGCGCATACGGGACGGAGGCGCACTGTAATCGCGCCAAGACAAAGGCGGAGGTAATGGTAAAGGATGCCGGACAAGCAGTCACCTGCTTCGTCGTTGATCGCAACTGACAGGCAATACATCGTCTACGATAGCAATGGGAAAGTGATCATTATCACCACAAACAAGAGGATCGCGGAGCATTATGCCAATAACTCCTGAATGGCTCGACAAGTGGCGCATCTGGCCGCGCATGATTATCACGCTGTACGGCGTGGCGTTCTATCAGACGACAACTTGGTTCATGGCGCTCGACATGCCCACAAACGCCCAGAGCGCCTTCGTCAGTGTGATCGTGGGCGCCGGTGCAGGCTTCTTCGGCATATATACAAACAGCAAGTCATCTGTTAACGTACCGCTAGCCAAGAAGGAGGCTTGTGAGAAATGCGGAAAATAGACACGATTATAGTTCACTGCACTGCGACACGCGCGGAGTGGTGGGAGAGCAGATCAGCGGAAGATAAGATGGCCGAGTGTAAGAGCTGGCACTTAGACCGCGGCTGGTCAGACATTGGATACCATTACCTCATTGACCGCGACGGTACGGTTACGGAAGGGCGCCCGATTGAAAAGTCTGGCGCGCACGCGAAGGGATATAATAAGACATCAGTTGGCATCGCATTATGGGGCGGACACGGTGGCTCTCAGGACGATAAGTTCGAAGAGCACTTCACGCCTCAACAGGATCGCGCGCTACGCCGGCTGATTGCACAGCTCCGCATGGAGTACCCCGCAATCGCTACAATCATTGGGCACAATTCCGTATCTCCGAAAATGTGCCCGTGCTTCGAGGTGTCAGCATGGCTCAGCAACGCAGAACCGGAACCCAAGAAACAGAAGACGCGGATCATCCAGTCGAAGACGGTACAGGCATCAACCATTGCAAAGGTTACGTCTGCCGCTACACCCCTTGTTGGTGTTATCGGTGGGCTAGAGTGGCAGAAGCTGGCCCTGATGGGAGTGTTCGCTCTGGTGGGTATGGTAGCGTTAGGGGTGGTAGATATGGAGCGCCTGAAGAAGTGGAATAAGGGCGACCGCTGATGTTTATATTGGCCAGACTGAAAATGTACCTGTGGATCGTTGGGGCCGCACTTGTGGCCGTTGTCACCGTGTACTTCCGCGGCAAGGCGGATGGACGCCACGATCTTGAATACGAAATCAAAGATAAACGCCTTGAAGATATTATGAAGGCGAAGGAGATAGAAGATGAAGTTGAAGCTCTTGATGACGTTGGGCTTGCTGAGCGTGCTTCTAAGTGGGTGCGCGACGATAACGGGCGGTAGCTACTGCGACTTAGCCAAGCCGCACATGTTTAAGTCTAGCGATACAGTGGACATTCTGATGCAGTATGACCGCGGATTATTGACAGATACGATCGTACATAATGAGACGTTCGAAAGAATTTGCGGCCAGTAGCATTTTGCCGTTGACCGCGCCGCACGCTACTTTAGAAAGGCGTGGCGGAGAGCAGAATTAACGTGCCGCGTCCCTACCACGGGCGGTTTTGTTGGTTCCCCAGTATAGCCCGACACTTACTGGCTCTCCGCACGATTTACTTCTCTTCGTCGTGAAGTATTCGATGACAGTTTGCACATAGAACGATGCAACGCTCCAATGCTTCCTTCTGAGCCGCGCCGAACCGACCATTGCGGACAAGGTCGGTGACGCGTTGGTTGTCATCGCTTTTTATGACGTGATGAAAGTCTATCGCTGCTGGGTGCGAGAAGCCGCACTTGACGCACGATAGAGTTGCCTTCCACTCACGATATTCCACGCGCTTCTTGCGGCGATAGCTATTGATTCGGTCTTGGATTTTCCTTTTGTTTTTTTGGTAATACTTTTTGCGATACTCTTTATTATACGCCTTTTGGCGCTCCTTATCGGCATAGGGAATGGCTACATCCTCCATAGAAAAAGGCTCCCGTAGGAGCCTTATATCATATTTTATGCTTAGATCGAAACTCGTATAACCGCTGCCGCGTTATATCTAACCTTCGCGCAATTTGGTCGTTGCTGTATCCCTGCGCAGCCATCTCCTTGATCGTCTGGTAGTGGCGCTCGTTACGCTTACGTCCACCCTTTAGACCGGCTGCACGCTGCGCGTTAGTCATATTTACCTTTTTCTGCAAAATCTTGTTTTCGATGGCGCACGTTGCGTAGAGGTGGTGCAGGCACTTTAGCCAGCGTTCTTCTGTAGGCGCCACGCCCTTTGGCCAAGTAAAGCTCATTACATTACCCCCATTACTAGCATCTCAAACATACGTGCCACTGAGGCGCCCGCTAAGGCGCACAGAGTGATCAGTAGTGCGTTAGACAGTGACATCTATTCCAAGCTCCTTCTGTAGCTGGCGCAGCTCTGCGCGGTCGTCTAAGAGCAATGCCTGCTCTATGCCTATGTCTGCGCTGTGGCCGCTCCAGCGCACGCCTCTAACTTCGTTCAGGCGCTCAATCTTAATCAGGCGCTTCTTGATGCGGTCAACCAGTTGCTCCATGCGTTCCTGCGGTGTGATGACGTATTCGCCAGTTGTGATATCGTAAGTCAAAATGGACACTCCTCTTCCGGTGTTTTGGGGCGCCACACTACTGCGACGCCGTGCATTTGTTGAATAAATTCTGTTAGGATAGTTGACCACATTAGAATTGCGCTACAAACCTGTCGTAACCATTTTCGCCTGCCAAAAATACTGGCATACGAACCTGCGAAAGTTTGTACTGGCCGGTTAGCACCATATAAGCAGCACAAGCCTTCGCAAATTTTGGAGACATGTCAGGCTTTTTAGCCATAATGTTTTCTGCGATGCGGTTTGCTTTATCTAGCTTCTCAGTACGTGTCATTTTGATTCTCCTTCTGTACTTCCTCTTGTTAACATCATGCTAACACATATGCAAGAAAAAATGCCCCACGCTTTCGCGCAGGGCAGTACAGGGAGGCGAATGAGGAACATGGTGTGTCCTGTGCATTCCAGTGCACTATATTTAGTTCCGATTTGCTTTACAATCCCTATGCGTGTTAAAAGTTAACTAGCATTTAACGGAGGATTACCCATGCTAACTGAAGAACAACGCGAACTCGTCCGCATCTTGAACCAGCCGCACCGTGTACACAACATGCTGGCGCTGTTCCGCTCATGCGAAAAAGCCGCGACCCTGATCCAAGATCAATCCGCTGAAATCGATAAGCTAAACGAAACGAAGCCGGCGCCGAAGAAGCGCGCGGCGAAGTCTTAGCGCATACGGTTTACGAATGCATCGAGGCCCAGTTGACGCATTAAGTTGACCGTCATTGGGTCTTGCTCTTCACGTCTCGCCTGCTGGCGTCCTGCGCCCTGCGCGATGCCCGCAGTCACATCACGAGCTGCACGCGCTCCTTGGCTTGCACGATCGATGTATCCTGTCATCTGTTGCATCATCTCCGCCTGACGACGTAAGTCTTCTGGCGTCATACGCTGCGTAAGTACAGGCGCAATTTCGCTTGCCAGACCGGCGATACGCTCGCGCTGGCTTGGCCCACTGAGCACGGTATCTGCGACACCACCCGCAATCGTCGGAATGATGCCTTGGCGCCCCACGGTCGCTCCTAGCGGCTCTCCGACCACTTCTTTGAGACGATCATCGACTAGGCGTCGAATGTTAGTGCGTGACCCTGCGGCAACCTGTGCCTGCTGTAGAAGTGCGCCAGATGTCTGCGCGATCTGTTCGCCGATTTCGTCCGCTGCGTCCTTGCCAAGTGCAAGCTGCAATTTCTGTGCAACCGCGCGGTTGTTCATCGCCTTCAGCGCCGCGAGCGCCTCGACGACTTCTGCGTCATTGCGAGCGCGAGGATTAATCTTTGCGTTGGCCATTAGTTCATCAATGCGATTTCGCAGGGCAAGTTTGAGCTGCTTCGCTCCAACCTCGTCTACGTTCTTCATAGCCAGTGCGACGTCCTCACGCGTAACGCGTGGGCTTAGGATGTCATTACCTAAGTCCGCTGCGAGCTTCTGGTCGATCGCGTCTTTGCCCGCTGCACGCGCCTTTGCATAATCTGGGTTGATCTCATCCAACGCTGACCGCAGCTCGCGTGCAAGGTTCATCTTGGACTGCCCTGCGCGTGCCTTACCTTGCTGCTTTAGAGATTGGCCAGCATCATAAAGCTGCTGAGTGACATAGTCGATCGTCTCCACAGTTGGCTTCGCCTGCACTGTGTATGAGCCATCAGCGTTTGACACAATAACAGCGCCCTCTGGCGCATCAGCTAGTGCATCTGTTACTTCATCTGCGCTAATGCGACGTCCGCCTATCAGCTCTGGGTTTCCACCAGATTCGCGTAAAAGTGTCTTTGCTTCAGTTAAGTCTGACGGGTCAACACGGCCAAATAGGTTAAGCACTGTCGCGCCGCCCTCGGTGTCTGCATCTATCTGGAAGTCGTATGCATCGCCATACGCCTCACGACGCTCCGCGGCTGTCGAGATCATAATGTCAGACTTCTGCGTCAGTATGCCTTCGCCTACTGGCGTTGGTTCGCCTAGTACGTTATTTAAACGATCGTTCAAATCGCGTGATGCTGCAAGCGCGGTCTCATCAAGGTTCTCTTTTGCGATACGCGCGCCCTCGCTTGGCGTGTTTGCCACGGCGTCTAGGAGCGCCTCTGTATTCGGGCCTAGAGTTGAGATCGATCCATACGGGCCAACTTGCTCTGCACTCTCTACGGCCTGCGCCGCATCCATGGCCAAGAACTCCTCAACCACATTAGCTGCGTCTTTCTTGAAACCGATCT